AAGATTGTTATTGCGACGGCGGGGGCGCCGCCTGTGTGGAAGACAGCCCCGACAGGGGTTTGGAATACTACGACGGCATGCTGTGTGTCAGCGCGGTCGCCCTTGTCGATGGCGGTGTGATGTCGAATGAGGGCTACAAGAGCTTGTATCGTCGCGGTCGCCTTAAGGTGCTTCGCCGTGGTGGCGGTGCGAAGGGTCAGTGCGCTTTGGTCTCGGTTGACAGTCTTCCCGAGCGTTACAAGTCGAAGGTGCTATCGATGTATCCCGGCGACGAGCGTGTGCGGCTTGCCGGCTGGGTGCGGAAGAACTACGAGGTGGACCAGGAGGCGGTGGTCTATTATTCGTGCCCCTCCCGTTGCGGGTTGCAACTTCCTGCGGAGCGCATCCGCGAGTACATAGTGAATGCGAGCGTGCTGAACACGTGCATCAAGTTGTACGAGCGTGCGAGGGAGAGCCAGAAGTTGTTCGGCGGCCGTTACGACTGGGAGATGATGGCCGGTGTGATAGAGAGCCTTCGCGAGCAGTATGGGCACACCCTTCCTGCCTCGCCTCTCCGTTTCCGCAGCAAGGTGAACGACTACAAGCGGAAGGGTTATTCGTGCCTCATCAGCGGTAAGTTCGGCAACCAGAGTGCCCGGAAGGTTGACTTCAAGACTGAGCGTTTGATATTGAGCCTTGCCTGCCGCAGCAACCAGCCTTTCAACACTGACGTTGCCGTGATGTACAACAAGTTTGTTTCCGGCGCATTGGAGGTGTTCGACGTGAGCAGCGGCGAGTTGTTCCAGCGTTGCGACTTCGTTGACGGCCACGGCCGGCCTTTGCATTTGAGCGAGGCGACGATACAGCACTACTTGTCGAAACCGAAGAACCGCGTTCTGATTGCGCATGCGACGAGCAGTGCGACGACGTTCATGCATGACGAGGCCCCGCATGTCCACCGCCATGGCGGCGACTGGTCGCTGTCCCAGATCACGATGGACGATGTTGATTTGACGCGGAAGCTAAAGGACACGAAGCAGCGTGTCCACGCCTATTATGCCTACGACGTTGTGAGCCAGTGCGTGCTTGGCGCGGCATATTCCCGGAAGAAGGACGAGAGCTTGGTGCTGGAATGCTTCCGCGACATGTTCCGCTTGATTGAAAGGAACGGCTGGGGGATGCCCGCCGGGATCGAGGTGGAGAATCACCTGATGAGCGAGTGGAAGGACGGCTTCCTGAAGGCCGGTATTGCTTTCCGGTTCGTTCATTTCTGCGCCCCCCAGAACAGCCAGGAGAAATACGCAGAGCCGTTGAACGGTGCGAAGAAGCGTAGTGTGATTCATAAGAACCACAGCGGCATTGGCCGCTTCTATGGCAAGGGCAAGTGGCGTGTGGAGTACAAGAAGGTGAGCGATTCGACGAACGAGTTGTGGGAGTCGAAGGAATACTACAGCTTTGAGGAGCTTGTAGCCGAGGACCGTCGCGACAATGACGAGTGGAACCGCCAGTTGCACCCCGACCAGAAGAAGTTCCCCGGCATGACGAGGTGGGAGGTTCTTTGCGGTCGTGTGAATCCCACCTTGCATCCCCTTGACAAGTGCGTCCTTGCGCGTTACATCGGCGAGCATGTAGAGACGAGCATCCGCAGGAACTCGACAGTTCGCGTATGCGGGTCAGACTGGTGGCTTAGCGGCCCGGAGGTGATAGAGGCTCTTCGCCCGAACGACTACAAGGTGACCGCTTACTGGCTTCCGGACGGCGACGGCGGCGTGTCGGAAGTGTTCCTCTACCAAGGAGAGAAGTACGTTGACAAGGTGGAGAAGGTGATGACGTACAACCGCGTGTTGTCCGAGCAGACGGACGCCGACGTGCTGAACTACATCGAGCAGCGCAAGAAGATCGCGAAGTTCGGGAAGTATGTGAGGGAGCATGCCGTGGAGGCGGCTGGCGTTCTGGAGCCTTTGAACGAGGCGGCGGCGCAACCGCCGCTTACGGAGGAGCCTTTGGCGTGGATGCATGGCGGCGAAACCGCCGCGTACAGTGGCGGTGGTACAGCCACAGACGGAACAGGGATGCTTGCGACGGCGGAGCCGTCGCCTACGGAGAAGGGTACTTCGGGGTTGTCTTGGAATCCCGACCCGATAGGGGACATTTGAAAGATTAAAGATGAAAGATGAAAGATTTAAACGGTATTAGAATATGATAACAACAGCGAACAAACAGCGGATATTGGAGGCTATAGCCGCCAACCGTGCGAACTACCCGAGCGACGCGCGCCATGCGGCAGCGTTGGGGATTTCAGCAAGCGTCTATAACATGCTGAAGAAAGGTCAGACGGAGAAGTCGTTGAGCGATGCGAACTGGCTTACGATAGCGCGTCGCCTTGACGTGAGCCTCCGCGAATCGATGGAGTGGAAAGGTGCGAGGACGGCGACGTTCGACTATATCAGCAAGCAGTTGGAAGCTTGCCAGTCGGGTAGTCTGAGCGTGATATTGTGCGACCTCCCGAACATCGGAAAGACCTATACGGCCCGCTGGTACGTGAAGGAGCACCGCAATGCGGTGTATATCGACTGCAGCCAGGTGAAGACGAAGCGTGCTTTGGTGAAGAAGATAGCGAAGGAGTTCGGCGTTGGTTCAACTGGTAAGTACCAGGACACTTACGAGGACTTGGTATATTACCTTCGCTCGATGGAGCGCCCCCTGGTTATCCTTGACGAGGCCGGCGACTTGTCCTACGAGGCGTTTTTGGAGTTGAAAGCCCTGTGGAACGCTACTGAGATGTGCTGCGGCTGGTACATGATGGGCGCCGACGGCCTGTCGGCGAAGATCAACCGCAACGTGGAGTACAAAAAGGTGGGCTATGCGGAGATATTCTCCCGTTACGGTGGCAAGTACAGCCGTGTGACGCCAGTTCATGAAGCCGACCTTCGTGCCTTCCTGATGGAGCAGGCCCGCGTGGTGGCGAGCGTGAACGCCCCGGCGGGGAGCGACGTAGGTCAGATTGTGCGCAAGAGCGGCGGCGGTTTGCGTCGTGTTTATACCGAGATAGAGAAGCTGAGGCAGATGAATTAAGCCTCACCCCCGCCCCCTCTCCAAGGGGAGAGGGGAGTAAGATGAAAGATTAAAGATGAAAGATGAAGCGCGCATATAGTCCGAAAGAGATAGCGAAGAGGAGTTACAAGACCCTTGGCTGGAGTGGCCGCTGGTCAGAGGCCTTCGGCAATCCGGAGGAGTGCTCCTGTTGGTTCATCAGCGGTGCGAGTGCGAGCGGCAAGAGTTCGTTCGTGATGCAGCTGTGCTGGGAGCTAAGCCACTACGGCAAGGTGTTGTACATGAGTTACGAGGAGGGCGTGAGCCTTAGTTTCCGGGACCGTGTGTGCCGTTTCGGCCTTGACAGTCGCCAGGGCAGTTTCAGCGTGGTGACAGATGACAGTCTTTCTGACCTTCGTTCTCGCTTGCTTCGTCGCCACAGTGCGAAGTTCGTGGTGGTGGACTCTTTCCAGCATGCCGGATGGGGATGGCATGAGACGAAGCAGTTGCTGGACGATTTCCCCCAGAAGGGTTTCATCTTCGTGAGCCAGGAGTACAAGGGCCAGCCAATAGGGAAGTCGGCTACACGCTTGCGCTATGCCTCTTCGGTGAAGGTGCGCGTAATAGGCTTCAAGGCGTACTGCCAAGGTCGTTTCGACCCCGAAGCTGGGAACTACTACACGGTATGGGAGGAGGGCGTAATGCGGACGAGCAACGGTATGGGATGATGAAAGATTAAAGATTAAAGATTAAAGATGAAAGTAGAACCAACTTTAACCAACAACCAACAATAAAATTATGACACAAGTAGAATTCGAGAAACAGCTGGCCGCCCTGAAGGCCGCCATGCATAGGGAAGTGGAAGCCATCGAAGGGTGGCAAGTAGATGTCAAGGCCAAGATTGCCGACGCTCACAAGCGTCGCACGGAGGCCGAGGGAGAGATATCAAGGCTGAAGGCTGAGCAGCGTGGTCTCTCATCGCGGCGCTTGGAGGTTGAGAGGAAATGGAGGTCTCGCATTGAACAGTTCAAGGCCGACAACTACAGCGAGAGCCGCGAACTGGAGACCATCAGCGACTATGCCTTGGTGAAGGAACTTGCCAAGCGCGGCTGGATAGGCTCCATCGACAACGAGCGTGAGGACATGGACGTTGACCATAAGGAGGGAGTGATGGCAGCATTCAACGCGACAAAACCATGAAGACCATTGACACAAGTACGCCATGTCTAACGATGAGAGAAAGAAATTGCTGAACAATGCTCCCGGCACCCGGTACCAGTTGCTCCTGGGCGGTTCCGATGCTTTGGACGCCCTTGAGGACTGGTTGAGCGGCAGCTGGCGTGCTGACGTTCGCATTCGTCGTGCGAAGACGGCGAAGAAGGTGGTTTTGGAGACTACGGACGCGGTTTTTGCGAGCCGGATTGTACTTCGTTTTGCCGGTGTGAGGGTAAACATTGCCAGCCCCGTGGTCGAGGCGGCGGCGCAACCGCCGCTTACGGAGAAGCCTCTTGGCGTGGTTGGCTGTGATAGAGCCACAGACGGAACGCAATATAGAAGATAATAAAAGAACAGGAATTATGTCGAAGTTGAGAGATATTATCGAGTTGCATCCCCCTGTGATGCCTTGCGGTGTGGCAGAGGAGCGATTTTTGAGTACAGGTCATGCTTGCCCGAACTGCAATGGCCGCGGCTGTTTCTGGGGCATTAATGCGGAGAGCTTGGATGACGAGGAAGTCCCCTGCGGCGTATGCCATGGCAGCGGCAAGGTTGAAGCGAGCGTGAGAGTGTCTTGGCGTGGCAGCGTCTTACCAGAGGATTTGAGCGATGAGTGAGCGCGGTTACGGTCGTTTTTGGACCCTGTTCCACCGTTTGACCTCCGGCGGTGTGGATGAGGAGGATTTGAAGCGCGACTTGGTGTCGCAGTTCTCCCTGGGTCGTACGGAGAGCCTTCGCGAGCTGACGGACGCGGAGTATTTGCATCTTTGCGAGGGTCTTGAGCGCCTTGTTTCTGCTCGTGAGAAGGAGGCCTTGCTTCGCGCGGAGCTTCGGAGGCACCGTAGCGCCGCCCTTCACCAGCTACAGTTGTATGGTGTTGACACGACGGACTGGGGGAAGGTGAATGCCTTCTGCCTTGACAAGCGTATCGAAGGCAAAAAGTTTTATGACCTGAGCACAGACGAGCTGAGTTCATTGACTAAGAAGATGCGTGCGATAAACAAGAAGAAAAAGTCTCATTGTGATAGTGACAAGGAGACGCTAATAGATAATGTTTAACCCATAAAAAGAAAGAACTATGACAAGTAGAAAAAAGAAAGTGATTCAGAGCGGCGTTACCCGCGAGGCCGCCGACGAGGCGTTTGCCGCGTATGCGAAGAGCGACGCCCAGATTCAGAAGATCACGGCAGAGATTGAGCTGGCGTGTGCGAAGATTCGTGAGAAGTGGTCAGAGAAGCTGACGTCCCTTAATTCCGAGCGTGACGCTGCCTTTGACGT